ACCGGTGTGGCGGTGCCGAGCTGGGAGAGCAGCCAGGCTTTCACGCTGTCGGTCAGGGCCATGGCCGGGTCCTCTCAGGGGGCGGTGAGCGGTGTTGGCGGGAAGGGGTTGCGAGGGTGCGGGCCCGCCCGGTTGGCGCCCCCACCACGTGGGAGGGCCCGCACCCTGCTATTCGCCGCTGTCGCCCTCGCCAGCGGCGTCCCGGCCCCGAGACCGGCTGGACGCCGCGGTCTTCCGCGCGGCGGTCTTCTTGGCCGCGGGGGCGGCCTTCTCTTCGGACTCGACCTGGCTACCTGCGGCGGATGCCGAGACGGCGCCAGAGGCGTCTTCCTGGCCGTCGCCGGTAGGCCCCTCGCCCGTCTGCTGGGTCTTGGGGAGGCGGGGAAGCTTCCCGTCGACCCAGGCCGACTTGCTCGTCACCAGAGCGGCCAGGCGCGGCTCCGGGCTGGTGCCCGGCGCCAGTTCGACCGTCTGGTGCGTGTCCGGATCGCGCACGTACACCGTGGCTGCGAGCTTCGCTGTCATGGCTCACCACACCGTCGCTGCGATGTGGATGTCCGGGACGTACATGACCGGCAGCGCGGCCGCGGAGCCCTTCGTCCACACCTGCGGCGGGTCGTCCTGGTAGCCGCGGGTGACGACGATGCCGGGGGCCTCTTCCCGCTCGATGGACGGGTTGCCGCCCTGGGAGAGGATGAGTCCGTCGGCGGTGAGGCCGTACTGGGTTTCGGCCCACTGCTGCGGGTTGGGCGGCAGCAGGAAGAACATGTTCTCCGGCAGGGAGCGGACGTCCGCACCGGTGTCCAGCTCGATCTTCACGTCGTAGGTGGTGATCGGCGGGAGGTTGTAGCGGGCGCGGACGACGTTGACCTCGTTGGGTGCGAGGACCGCGGTGGGGATCGTCGACGCCGAGTTCACCGAGCCGTAGTAGGCGGCGCGGTAGGAGTCGTTGCCCATCATCAGCGCGGCCGTCTTGTACGACGTGAGCGCGCGGGTGGGGGCGGGGGCTCCGGACGCGCGGAGGACTTCGATCCACCGCATCTCGTCGCCGAGGATGTCCGCGGTCGGGTCGGTCCAGTCGGTGGGTGCGGTCGGCATGTTCGCCGAGGGCACCGCGTAGTCGGCTTCGAGGGTGAGGCCGTTCTCGCCGACGAGGGAGAACTTGCCGTCGACCAGGAGGTCGCCTACGGCGAGCTCGAGGCGCTTCTTGATGGACAGGACGTGGGCTGCGACGTCGTCGTAGACGGCGTTGACGAGGTCGCGGGAGTCCAGGCCGCGGTCGAGGTTCTCGAGGATGGTCTCGAACTCGCCGACGATGTACTTCTGGCCGAGCGGGAGGAGCTTGCCGGAGGTCGCGAACTGCGTGATCTCACGCGTGGCGACCTTCGTCTGGGCGTCCCACGCCCGGTAGGAGGCGGCGGCGACCCGGCGGCGGGTTCCGCGGGTCTCCCACTTGACGGAGTTGATGGTGCGCTCCGGCATCACGCTGAGCGTGAGGGCGTAGTCGGCCGGGGTCTGGATCTCGCGGGCGAACGCGTTGATCTCGGTCGGGCTGATGTCGCGGAGCAGGAGCTCCAGCATGTCGTTCGGCATGTCGGGATCTCCTGATCAGACCTTGTAGACGAAGTGGGTGTTCGAGCCGGCCGGGACGTCGGTCGGGTCGAATGCCACGGGGAGCTTGGCCACGTCGATCTGGCCGTGGACCATGAGCGGCGCAGCGCACTTGGTGGCGGTGGGGCTGAACGCGACCTCGGTGAAGAGGAACCCGAGGAAGACGTCGGCTCCGTCGGCGCTGGGTGTGGCGCCGCCTGCGGTGGTGGTGGCGATGGTGATGTCCGGGCTGGTGCCGCCGGTGAAGGACTCGGTGGTGGTGGGCGCGGCGACGTCCTCGCCGAGCTGGGTGCCACCCCAGGTGAGCGTCCAGGGGCCGCCCGCGGCGCCGGTGACGACGACGTCGCCGGGGGCGATGTTGGACAGGGCCTCGAGCGCCGTCTGTACGGCTGCCGCGGTGGCGTTGTAGGCGATCGCCGCGGTGGTCTGCCCGGACCAGGTGATGGTGAACGTGCCACCGGTGGGTGCGCCGGTGACGGTGAGGGTCTGCACCTCGTTGGACACCGCGTTGTACGGCGCGTACAGGCCCGACGCGGTGAGCTTGCCCAGTGGGATACCGGACTTCATCTTCCGGTCCGTCTGGTAGGCGGACGGCGCGGTCCAGTGCAGGTTCTCGGTGAACTTGCTGAGGTCGAGGGTGATGGACTGGTTGGCTTCGATGCCGAGCATGCTCATGAGCCACGGGCGGCCGACGGCGAGCGTCTCGGTGCTGGTGTACGGCTGGATGTCCACGCCGTGCCCCTTTCACGCTATGCGCGGGAATGTGTGGTGAGGGCACCTGGTGTGGTGCCGTCCACGGGGGTCAGGGCGTGGTCCCTCAGTTGGTGCTGGTCTGCGGGGTCAGGCTGCGTCGTCGGTGCGCAGCCCCATGTCTCGTGCCCGCTTGCGGGCCGCCTCGCGGACGGCGTCCTTCGTGCCGGAGGGCTGCCGGGGTGCGTTGCCGCCGGCCGGGCCGCCGGACGGGGCCGGGGGAAGGGTCTGCGGGGCTACCGAGCCGAAGAGGACGCCGCGGCGTTCCTTCAGCTGCTGGGCGGCCTGGGTGATCTGCTCGTCGGTGGCGTCGTCGGGGATGCGGAGAAGAGCGGCCGCGTCCTCGAGGTCGTCGCCGGTGGCGCCGAGACGGACGAGGGCGGATCGGATGCGGGTGTCGCGGTCGCGGCGGGCAGCTTCGGCGGCCTGCTGCTTGAGCTGGACGGCGCGCGCCTCGAGGTCCTTCTCCCGCTGCTCCAGCGCTTCTGCGCGGCGCTGCTCTTCGGTGAGCTGTGCCTGTCGCGCGGTTTGGGCGTCCTTCAGCATCTGGCCGAGCTTGTCGGGGTCGACACTGTCCGGGTCCAGGCCAGCGGCTTCGGCGAACTGGCGCAGCGCGGCGCGCCGGCCTTCGTCCTTCTCGGCCTTCATGAGGACGTTCAGGCGGCGTTGGGTGAGGTGGACCTTGTCCTCATCGTCACCGCCCGGTGCGGGTGCGGCCGGGGCGGGCTGCGGAGGCTGGTTGCGGGTGGCCAGGTCGGCCGGGGAGGGCACCGGCGGCTGAGCAGGCTGCCCGCCACCTCCGCCCTGCCCGTCGTCGCTGTTGGCGAGGACGGCGAAGGCGTGCGGGTCGGTGAGCAGGCTGAGGCCGTGGGCGGCGGCCAGGCCGGGCCGAAGGTGGTGCTGCGCGGGGCGACGCATTGGAGACAGTCCTCCCAGACGTTCCGTTCCAGGCCCCGCGCCTGAGATCAAGGAGAGCACAGAAGTCACCCGGTGTTCCCCCCGCTCCCCTGCGCCCCGTCTGCCGCGCCCGCGGTGGTGCCGTCGGGCAGGACGGTTTCCTCGCCGGCGGCGGGCAGGATGACGGCCGGGGTTTCCGGCTCGTCCGGGGCCTGCCGGCCGAGGAAGGAGGCGACTTCGTCGGGGTTGCCGAGGGCGTCCGCGAGATTGCGGGCGTCCTCGAAGGAGCGGGCGTCGATCCGCTTGATCTCCTCTTCGGCGTCGTCGATCGGCCAGCCGATCTCTTGCAGGCGGCGGATGGCGGTCTCGAGGGAGATGAGGCCGGACTTGCGGGCGGTGGAGACTTCCTCGAGGACGGCGGCCTTGTCGGTCGGGGTGTAGGCGCCGCGGGTCAGCTTCGCGGGTAGGACGGGCAGGGGCATCCAGTCGGGGTGCTGGCCGGCCTTGAACAGCCGCTGCACGAACTTCGGCAGCAGCCGGTCGGCGTGGTCGCGCGCGAGCCGCATGCCGGAGATGAGGGAATCCAGCGGGCCGAGGGCCAGCTCCAGTTGGTAGCCGGAGGTGAACTGTGCGGGGTCCGCGGTGCCGAGGGCGACAGCGGGCAAGCGGGCGCTGCTGGCGGCCCGGTCCTTGAGGTCGTGGACGTGGTTGCGGAGCTCGGCAAGGTTGGCGCTGGTGTCGACGGTCCCGATGGAGCCGCCTTCCCCGAGGGTGAACACGATCCCGGGGCCGGCGGTGTAGTGCGTCTGTGCGCCGATGGCCTTCCCGGAGATGCCGATCATCGGGGAGCCGGTGGTGGCGGAGGCGCGGGAGGAGTCGGTGTCGGAGCCGGACAGCTCGTCGAAGACCTGCAAAACCTTGGCCAGGGACGACTGGCCCCAGTGCTCGCCGGGCTCCGGGACGGTGTTGGGGACGTGGATCACCGAGATGAAGTCCTGGTAGGTGTCCAGGTGATCGAGGACCTCGCCTTGGCCGTTGGTGGCGAACTGCGCCTTGCCCATGGGGAGTCGGTCGATGTCGACTGGGCCCTTGAGGTCACCCAGCTCCCAGATCGCGTCGGTGAGGTAGACGGTTTTGTAGGAGGGCTGCTCGGACCACGGGTACAGGCGGATGATGGACCCGTTGGTGTCGAGGGTGTCGCCGCGGCCGAGGACGGGCTGGGACGGCTGGTCGTCCGTCGGCTCGGACATGACGGTTGCGCGTACGGCCCGCTGTCCGGTGCTGTCGACGCCGTTCGCGGTCTGCGGGCGGATCCAGTCCAGGTGGTAGGTGATGCGGCGCAGCCTCGCGGGGAGGCGGCGGGCCTTGTCCTCGGGGAGTTCCCACGCGAAGTGAATCCGGTCGGGGAAGTCGCTGCCGTCGTCGTCCTCTCCCACAATCGGGAAGTAGAAGCCGGGGTCGTAGGTCTTGATCCGGACGCGCTGCTTGTCCGCGTCCCAGTACAGCAGGTACACGCCGTCCCCGAGGCGTACGGCCTGACGCTCGGTCTGGAGCAGGCGCATCGCCAGCAGTTCTTCGTCGGCCCACTCCCGCAGGAGGGTCTGGACGCGGTCGGCGGTCTCGTCCTCGGGGGTGGAGTCGTCGCCGCCGGCGTTCTCGGCGCCGGGGACGGTGATTGTCTGCTCGTCACCGAGGACGTGCGAGGTGATGGTATCGACGAACATGCTGGGGTCGCCGAACTCTCGCCGTTCGAGGGCGTCGTCGCCGTCCCGGAACGCAGTCAGCTCGGCCACCTGGTTGTTGTCGTAGGCGGCCAACATCTTGTAGGCGGCGAGGCGTCGTTCGTCGGCAGCCGGAACCCAGGTGGCGTGCGCTTCCGGAAAGGCGCGCCGGTTGGGCATGCCCAGGTTGTCGGAGTACAACGGCTTGTAGTTCAGCCATGACCAGGCGTCGATGATGACCTGCTTGGTGCCGGAGAAGAGGCCCACCAGCTCACGCCTTTCTGCTGCCCCAGGCCCCGCGCCTGATCAACAGGGTACGGGCGCGGGGCGGGGTGGTTCCCCCGGCTACCGGCGTCCGCGGAGCCGGTTGTCGGCGTAGTGCTGGGTGCCGAGGCCTTCCTGGGCGGGATCGGCCAGTTCGGTAAGGGCGTGCACGGCGGCGTCAATGCGGTCAGGGCTCTCCATGCCGGGAAGCCACGTGACCATCTGGCTTTCCAGCTTCGGGAACTCGCCGACGTGGTGCACGAGGTCCTGGGCGTACAACTGGGCGATCGGTTCGGCGCGCAACCGTTTGGCCTGTTTGGCGTGCACTGGAAGGATCTTCGGCATCAGTGCGCCGCCGGTTTCTCCGCTGCGTTGCAGGTCGCGCCAGGCCTGTCGGATGATCTGCGATGACTGGTCGCCGCCGAAGTTGTCCTCCACCACGAATGCGTCGGCGCCCAGTTCGATGGCGAGCCGACAGGCCTCGTGGCCCCACGTTTCGGCGCCCATGCTGGCGGACCGGTCAGCGAGGACGTACATCTGCCCCTCGGTGGTGCGGCCGGCTCCGACGATGCCCGTCTCGTCGTGGGAGTTGCCCGCTCCTCCAGCCATGTCCACGGCGACCACGACGCGGGACAGGTCGACACCGCGGAATGCTATGGGCGTGATCCGGTTGTTGGTGATCCATGCCCACTGCCAGACGCCTCCGTCGAGGGGGCGGGGCTGCTGCTGGTAGAGCGCCCACCAGACGCGTTCACCGACTCCCCTGCGGATGCGGTGGAGGTCGTCGACGTTGTACCGGTCTGGCCACAGGGGTTCGCCCTCTGGCCGGCCGAGGGGGTCTGCCTCGTCCATGGCGATGGCTGGCAGGTCCAGGACGGTCCATTCGTCGCCCTCGGTTTCGAGGAGGCGGCCGGACAGGTCGTCGGGGTTCCAGCGGGTGTTGATAACTACGAGGGAGCCGTTGGGCTCGAGGCGGGTGAGGGCGACGGACTGCCACCAGTCCCAGACGCGGTTGCGTTGGGTCTGGGACTCGGCGTCGTCGGAGCCCTTAAAAGGGTCGTCCACTATGAGGCAATTTGCGCCTTTCCCGGTCAATCCGCCCCCGACACCTGCGGTGACCATGCCGCCCTCGTGTCCGGCGATGTCGAAGCGGTTCGCGGCGTGTGAGGCGGGGTTGAGGGAGATGCCGAGGATGTCGGCGTAGCCGGTGATGGTGTCGCGGATCCAGCGGCCGTGGTCGTCGGCCAGGGTGGCGCTGTAGGAGGCGAGCATCAGCCGGTGGTCGGGGTTCCTGCGCAGGTACCAGACGGGGGCCCACCGTGAGGCGCGGCGGCTCTTGCCGTGGCGTGGCGGCATCGTCAGCATGACCTTGACGCGTTCCCCCGCGGCGATGCGCTGGAAGGCGTGGTCGACCAGGTCGAGGTGCCGGGCCTGCATCTCTCTGCCGTTGGTGAGGACGGCGGCGAGCGCTCCGGGTGATCGGTCCATGGCGATCTGGCGTTCCGCTTGGACTAGCTGCGCTCGCAGATCGGGGGATGCCTTCCGCGCCACCTCGAGCCGTTGCTGGTCGGGCAGCGTTCGGTAGAGGGCCAGGAGGTCACTGTTCCTCGTCACTGTCCGCCTGGTCTTCGTGCTGATCGGCGGCCTCGTCGGCGGGTTCCTGGGTGGTTTTGGGGCCGAGTCCGATGAGGGCTTCGAGTTCGGCGGTGGTGGTCCGGCTCATCTGGAGGGGTCCGCCGTCGGCTCCGGTGACCTCCGCCTTGACGGGCATGTCGAGGCCGTTCAGCTTGGCGCGGCGTTCGCCGTTGCGGCGGCGCGCGTCTTCGATTTTCACGAGCCGGTCAATGGCTTGGAGGATGGGTGCGTCGTCTTCCATGGGTTCGTTGGTGTCGGGGTGGAGGATGACGCGCCCGTTGTTGACCATGATGTGGCGGTTGCCGAGGACGGTGCGGGCGGCTGCTTCGAGGGTTTCCAGGCGGGACAGTTCGTCGTCGAGGCGTTCGTTTTCCTGTTGCCGGTAGATGCTGACTTCGGCGGCTTCTTCGTTGCGGTGTGCTTCGAGGAGCCGGTTGAGGTCTTTGCGTGCGGCGCTGGGGCTGCTGTAGCCGAGCGCTTCGATGCGTGGGTCGTCGTAGCGGACGCCTTGGCGGCGTAGCGCGGCGAGTTTGGTGCGGCGTACGACGACTTCGTCGAGCTTGAACTTGGACCATGCCATCGCGGTGGGGCTCCCGCTCGTGTGTGATTATCCGGCCCCGCGCCTGTACGGATGATCGCCGATATCCGGCCGTCTGTTCCCCCAGCTTGGGGCCGAACATGGCGGCAGCCTCGCCGCCAGGGGGGATTGGGGGCGAGGCTGCCGTTGCACGGCCCGAACCTACTGATTGGGCGCGGGGACACCTGAACAGTTCAAGGAGCGGGCCGTGCAGTTCTGATGGTGGCGTACGGGGCGGGGTTTGTCTGAGGCGCCTTCCCCCGTGGTGGTTCAGTTCCAGGGCGGGGTGCCGCCGTTGGCCCATGCCTCCAGTTGGGGGCCGTCGACAAGGCGGATGCCGTATGGGAGTCGGGCGTTGGTGTCGTGGGCGGAGCGGGTGTAGCCCGCGGTTGTCACGACGACCGCGGCGTGGCAGTGGTGGATGTCCCGGTAGACGCCGTTGATGGTCTGGATGGTCTCGGATCCAACGTTGTTGCCGTGCCGGTACTTCTTGCACTGGATCAGGATGCGGCGGCCGTCGCGCATGTGGACGAGGACGTCGGCGCCGCGGTCGTTGGCCTGTCCGACCTGCCGCGCACTGTGGACGTTGTCGTCTTCGAGGGCGAGTTCGGCGATGGCGTGCTCGAATCGGCCTGGGCTGAGGCGCTGGAAGTGGGCCAGGTTCCGGTGTCCGGGGGCCGGCAGGCAGGCCCTTTTCAGGTTGATTCGGCCTGTAATGCGGGTCAGCCAGCGGGGTCGTACCGCGCGGAGGATGATGACGGTCGCTATGAGGCCGGCCAGGACGGCGCATTGGGTGGGCCAGGTGCGGACGGCGATGTATGCAGCAAGGAGGGTGATGGCGATGCCGCCGAGGGTGAGTTGGGGTAAGCCCAGGCTGGTGCGGTGGCGGGTGCGGGGCTTGTGGGTGCGGCGGGGCCGGGTGTGGGTGGCGGCCATG